GGTATTCGTATCGGCACCATTGATACATCAGGCTTTGTATCTAACGGTTACATTACCTACGGTCCACTTATCGTTATTACCAATGGTTACGATCCAGCCAGTGCAACGGTGCTATCAGGCTTTGCCTGCCGTAGCCTCACCTTTAATGATCGTTATGCCTATGTCACCATCTCAAACTACATTGACAATGGTGACGGTACGCTTTCATCTGGCCTTATTAAAATTGATCTAAGCCGTGACTTTGGTACCCTTCAAATGGGATGGGCTACGCACCTGCGAGTACCATCCACAGCAGAGGCTGTAGCCGTCTGCGTTATGGGCCAAACCAATCAACTGGTTATCGGCGTTGCTGGTGTAGGTATCTATCAGCAGACCAACACTTTGGTATCAAGCGGATACCTACAGACTGGTCAGATCCGTTACTTCACTCTTGAAGATAAGCACTTTGAATTGCTTAAATTGCGCGAAACTTTGCCGATGCAGGGCAAACTTAAACTTAGTAGCATATTATCCAATGGCTCAATCACAGATATTATCACAGTAGATAATAGTTTTGACTTCACTCAAGATGTATCTGGCTTGGATCAAACTGCTGACATTACTCCACAGGAATCTATTGCTCTTAAATTTACCCTTTACTCGGCATCGGGTCAACAGGTAGGACAAGAAGATTCGTTCAATGGTTATCAGTTAAAGGCTTTGCCTGCGGTACACCGTGAGCGTATCTACAGCCTGCCACTTATGTGTTATGACTTTGAAGAAGATCGTTACAACATGGTTACTGGTTATGACGGACGGGCAATCAACCGTTTGTCTGCTTTGGAAAGCGTTGAATCCAATGGCGATGTAGTCATTCTTCAAGACTTTACCAATAACGAAACGGTACGTGGCGTTATTGAATCTATCTCTTTTAACCGCGTAGCACCTTCAGATCGTCGCTTTAATGGTTTTGGTGGAATTATCAGTTTGCAATTTAGAACCGTCGTCTAACACATAGGGAATACTGCAATGACACAAACAGATATAACAACAATTGCATACAACATGGTATTTACAGTTGGTGCAACAGCAACTGGATTTTGGTATGTATTCAAGCATGGCGTTAAAAACGTTATACGCGAAGGTTCTGAAGATATTAAAAGTATTAAGCATGAGGTATTGCCCAATTCTGGCGGCTCACTTAACGATGCCATCCGTAAGCAGGTTATCCCTATGATAGAAACGCTTGTGGAAAGACAGCACAGTATTGATCTAAAGGTTAGCGAACTTAATGGAAAGTTTGAACAACACGTTAAGGAGAGCAATGTTTAGAAAGAAATACATTCATTCTGCAACTGGTGATGTTCTTACCCTTTCAGAGCAAATCTCTTGGAAGATTCAAGGAGTAATCCGCAACTGGTTCTTTGTGGTTGGTTGGACAGGGTTATCGGCTGTTTGGTTTATCACTCCTACAACATTTGGCGACAGCCATTCCTACATCCACTGGCAACTTCTAGCCTCGTGGCTTGCCGTTACGGTAGAACTTATCATCGGTATTGCCATGATTGGTCAGACCAAGCGCGATGCGCTTATCATCCGCCACATCCTTGCCCTTGAAAAAAGGGAAATTGAACATCTTGAGGATTTGCTAGAAGGTGACAAATGAATTATGAACCACGCATAGGCGATTACGGAGTAGTAAGCAGCAATGGATTCCTTGCCAAACTTATTCGACTTGGCACAATATCTCGTTGGAACCATGCGTTTATCTACGTTGGCGATAACCAAATTGTTGAAGCCAATCCTACTGGTGTCGCTATTAGCCCACTTGCTAATTACCCAAAGGTTGCCTGGAACATGCACGAAGAACTATCAGATGACCAGCGTGCAAAGATTGTTGATTACGCCAAATCTACAGTTGGACGGCCATACAATTTCGGCATCATTGCAGTGCTTGCACTTCGTGCCATAGGCATAAAAATTCTTCCTAACAAAGCGATTGATTACTTAGCCAAACATGAAGGCTATATCTGCTCTGAATTAGTAGCAGAAGCATACGACAATGCAGGCTTTCCCATCTGCCCTGCAGCGGACCTATGCAACCCTGGAGATTTAGCAGAGAGGTTGATATGGCAATAACATATCCGTTTATTCAAGCCAAGCACTTTACCGCTGGTCGTAATGGCAAGAAGCCTAAGATCATCGTTATTCACACAATGGAAACGCCACAGTCTGAAGGCAGAGCCAATCAAGTAGCCCTGTGGTTTGCTGGCAGTTCGGCACCACAAGCATCCGCTCACTACATGGTAGATGACAAAGAGGTTGTCCAGTCAGTCAAGGAAGCAGACACAGCGTGGGCTGTGGATGACCAGATGCTCAACCAAGAATCTATCTCTATAGAGCATGCTGGCTACGCCGCACAGTCTCCTGCCATCTGGGCTAACGCCTACAGTAGGGCGCAATTGGCCCTCAGCGCCTCTCTAACGGCCGATATAGCCAAAAGGAATAAGATACCTGCAGTCAGACTTACACCCGCTCAAATCGTGGCAGGTGGTAGCGGCTTCTGTGGGCATGCTGACATCACAGCCGCCTTTAAGATTGTTGGCGGACATACAGACCCAGGCACTTCATGGCCTTGGGATACCTATTTGGCACTTGTCAAGGCCAAAATGGTATAGTTATGGCACAGGCTTCGCCTGTTAGTCATAAGGAGAAACATGAAGATCAGCAAAAAGATCGTAGAACATTACTTGGCATCTCTGCTGGTTGCCTCTGTTGCCATTTGGCAAACAGGTAATCATCACTTGAAGTCAATAATTTGGGGAGCAGCAGTTGCCGTTCTAGGACCAGTAGCCGTTGGTGCTTACGAGCATTTCAAAACAGTTGCAGCGACACCAGCAAAGTAAAACTTAATAGCAAGTAAAACCGCCCTACCGTTAATTCGGTGGGGCGGTTTTTTTGTTTTTTAATTACGGTAGTTCGCTATCGGCATTGCCGCTCACTCGGTAGCGGAAGCCCCAAGGGCTTCCCGTATCTACCGCATCTCCGCTTCGCTACGATATTGTAGCAATACCCATGGGGTACTTGCCAATCGAGATATTTTCGAACCATAGGCAAAATGTTTACCGCGCCGATTTGACAGGCATAAATGGGCATGTGCTATCTTTCATCCATGAACAAAGAAACGACAGTACANCACAGATCATTTAGCGCATTTACNTCATGGCTACGATGTGGCAAAGCCTTTCAACTAGAACGTGAGATGAAGGCTCCATCGGAACCTGCATGGTGGTTTGCGGGAGGCTCTGCCTTTCACATAGCCGCTGAAACATATCTTTTAGCAGAATTTGGAAAACAAAATGGGTAAGAACCGCGCACGCATCATTAGCAANACCGCATTTGAAAAGGCTTTTGTTGAAGGCGAAATNATTATGCGCCGCAACTTGGCATCNTTNATCCAAGCAGAGATTGAGCGTTGGNGCGATGAAGCACCCATTAGCGAAGTAATTACCACCGAAGATCTTATGTATGTTGANGGCTTGCTTAAAGCAAAGTCCATAGTGTTTGGAGACGCCGTTGAAGGTTGAGGATATATGGGCGGATTCTTTTAATCAAGCAATCGCTGACATCGAAACACGTAACCCTGGCACCAATCCAACAGATTGGCGCGTAGGTGGCAGAGCCACAAAAGAAAATCCCGACAAGGAAAACAAAGCCTGGTGGGATGAGAANGGCCTTAATATGTTTAAGGAGTTTATNGCCGCTTGGCGGGAAAGCCACATCAAAATCTGGGAAACCCCAGAAGGGTTACCTGGAATTGAATTGGGGTTTAACCAATACTTTGGCAATGTCTTAATCAAGGGTTTTGCTGACTTGGTAGGTGTACTTCCAACTGGGGAATTGATTGTAGTAGACTTCAAAACAGGATCTAACACACCAGATTCATCTATGCAGTTGGGCTTGTATGCCTGCCTCATGGAGATGCAGTTTGGTATTAGACCTACGCGCGGTTATTTTTATTCTGCACGTAAGGCTAAGTTTGAAGAGGCTGACGGTATGAGCCGTTGGACCGTTGAAGTATTTACCGAACTGTTTGCACAGTTCGCTCGTGGATTAGATGCAGAAATATTTTTGCCGAACATCGGCATGTCGTGTCGCACTTGCGGCGTAAAGGACTACTGTTACGTCGTTGGCGGAGAACTTTCACAAGTATATGACCCGTTGTCAGAAATAGGTAAATGAATAGTTTTTGCGGAACTAATAAAGGTTACAATCGTCACATAGCAAAAAAAGAAATTGCTTGTGATGCTTGCAATCAATCTCGGCGTGAGTATCAAAACTCTTGGTCTGAAGAAAACCGAGAAAAGAAAAGAGAATACGCGAGAAATTGGAACAAGCAAAACAAAGAATATCGCCGTACATTAAAGCGTGAAAATAGCAGAAAGCGTAGGGCGCAAAAAAGAAATAACCAGCATGATAAATATACTGAAGCAGAAGTACTGGAAAAGTATGGAAGCATATGTCATATCTGCATGAAGGAAATAGATTTAACAGCCCCAAGGGCTACATCCCAAAAGGGATGGGAAATTGGACTACATATTGACCATGTGATTTCTTTATTAAAAGGTGGTTCTGATACACTAGAAAATGTCAGACCTTCACATGGGCGATGTAATCTTTCAAAAGGAAGCAAATAACAATCACGAAGGAGCAAGTAAATGGCAAGTGAATCAACAAAACTACAGGTCAACTTCAAGTTGGCTGACGGCACACTCATCAANCTCTACGCAGATGATGCGGCAGAGTTGGAACATCAACTTGGCGACATCGCTGATCTTGCGTTGCTTATTAGCAACACTTCCAAGTCGTTTTCAGGGCAGGGTAACTTTCAAAGCGCTGTTAATCAATTAAGTGCAGGCCTTGGCGCCACAGTTATTGGCGAGCCTCCTGTTGGCTACATNGCCGCTCACGCGGCACCAGTATCANCACTTTCATTTGGCATTAGCGAGTGTAAGCATGGCGCACGTACATATCGTGAATCAAAGCCTGGCGCACCCAAGGCNTGGAAGGGCTATTTCTGTCCTACCGCTAAGGGTACGGCAGATCAATGCGAACCTAACTTCGCAAAGTAGTAGATAGATGCTGTCACTACACCAAGCGGCAGCGAAAAGCACTAATGATTATGCACTGCTACCAGACCTATTCCCTTCGCTAGTACAGGAAGGGATTAGGTTTCGTAGGGGGCAGATGACAATGATTGCTGGCGCACCTAATGCTGGTAAGTCGCTCATCGCCTTATGGATGGCAGTACAAATGAAAGTGCCTACGCTGTACATATCAGCAGATACGGACGGCTACACAACTGCTATCAGAGCCTCGGCTATGGTTACAGGTCATAAGACATCAACGGTAGAAGAAGCGTTTGCAAGCGGAGCAGGTCAAGATTTTTACGGGCAAGAATTAGAATTGGTTTCACACTTACAGTTTGACTTCTCGCCATCGCCTACGCTTGACGAGATTGATTTAGCGATACGAGCCTACGGTGAAGCATATGGCGAATATCCACACATGATTATCGTTGATAACGCTATGAACGTAGTATCAATGGCAGGAGATGATTGGTCGGGTCTTCGTGAGATTGCTAAGGCAATGCACCACATAGCACGCGAAACAGAAGCGGCGGTAATNTTACTTCACCACACAAGTGAAGCGGAAGGCAAGCCAGACTTGCCACCAAGTCGTAAATCAATTCAAGGCAAGATTGCACAATTACCAGAGATGATTTTGACGGTGGCGCTAGTACCACACTCAGGCGAATTTAGGCTAGCATGTGTTAAGAACCGATTTGCAAAGCACAGCGCCACTGGCGATAACTATTTAACCCTGTGGGCAGATGCAAGTAGGATGACGCTGTATTCAGATATACGCGAAATGCGTGTCGGAGTTACTTCAAGGGAGATGGAATGAGTACCTATGGCAAGCGCAAAGGATCTGCTTTTGAAACAGGAATCCTTAAATGGCTACGCTCTAAAGGCGTATTGGCCGAGCGACTTCGCCTTGCGGGCAAGGATGATGAAGGCGACATTGTGTGCTTCGTTGCAGGTAAACCATACGTCTTTGAACTTAAGGCAACCGCCAAAATGGATCTTCCCCAGTTTTGGCGCGAGGCTACTTTAGAAGCAGCCAATTACGCCAAAGCACGTGGGCTAGAGAGTGTGCCACCTGCCTATGTCATCGTTAAGCGTCGCATGGCGGGACTTGAGCAATCGTGGGTAATACAAGATTTAGACCAATGGCTTAAGACAGAAGGGGTGGCAAAATGAATGAGTCAAGTCGAATTAAGGTGGAAAACCCCATTACAGAAGTTGAAGCAAAAACGCTAGAAAAGGAATCCCTTGAATGGTACAGGATTCAAAACCAAGCGTTAATGGCACAGCGCGATGATTTTATACGACAATTACGTGAAGCAAGAGAGCGCATTAAAGAATACCAAGACTTTTTATCTTTGCTGCGTGACGTCAGAAAAGATGCTTTATACCGTGATTAGCAAACCAGATATTGCCGCCGTGTTGGAATACTATGGGGTGAGTGTTGTATCCCGACACGGATGGCAACCATGCAAGTGCGTGGTGCATGAAGATTCTCATGCTAGTGCGGCCTACAATCTTGAAAAGCAAGCCTATAACTGCCTTGTTTGCAATTTACTTGGCGACGTGTATGATTTAGTATCACGTAAAGAAGATATTAAGGAGTTTCAAGATGTTAAACGCAGGGCAGAAAAGATCGCTAACGGAGTCAGCACACAAGTATCACGAAGCACTAACGCCACAGGCAGCCTCCTACCTAGCGGCACGAGGAATAACCAAGCAAGTCGCGGCTACATTCCTTCTTGGAAGCGTCGTGGAGCCTAGTGCGGGGCATGAACATGCTATTGGTAGAATCTCGATACCCTATATTACTCCTGCTGGAGTTGTCGGTATTAAGTTCCGTTCCATCGGTGACTCAACACCTAAGTATCTTTGGCCAACGGGTCAAAAGATCGGCTTATTTAATGTCATGGATTTGCATAAATTTTCTGACACTATTGCTATCTGCGAGGGAGAGATTGACACCATTATCGCGTCGTCTTTTATCGGGATACCTGCGGTCGGAGTTGCTGGCGTATCCCAATGGAAGGCGTGGTTTCCTAAACTATTTGAATCATACTCTCGCATCCTCATATTTGCGGATAACGATGTCAAGG